AAAAGGTTCAGAAGAAGCAAAAGCGTCTGCAGATTCAGCAAATCAAAAGATTGACCAATTAATGGGTATGATTAATAATTTAGAAACTCAAGTAAGTTCAATGAATTCAATATCAACTAAAATAGATAGTCTTGAAAACGAATTAGAAAAAAGAGCACCAACTCCTAATGAAAAATTAGAAATGATTTCTATAGATTCTGCCCCATTTAATATGAGATTAGGTGATTTTTGGAAAGACCAAGAAGGTCAGTATGATGTAATGTCAAACGGTGAAAAAGAAACAGAATATGTATTAGACGATAAAGAAATAGAAAAAGATTATTCTGACGATAATCTTAAAGACAGTTTTACTGAAAAAAACGAATTTGAAGAAGAAGAATTTTAAATAAAAAAACAAATTAATTAATTAAAAATGAGGTAGTTACAATAATTACCTCATTTTTTTTTACCTTACCCATTGCACTATCCTTAATTTACACATATATTTGTGTAACAAGTCTATAAAAAAGTTAAAAAAAAATGATTAATTACGTGTCTTTTTACTTATTTATAGATATTTATATAGGCAAGTTTAACTTGTAAGACTATAGCAAAATAATACAATAATAAATTAAACAAAAGCAATTATGAGCACATTAGAAAATGAAAAATTTAAAGAAATGATGAAAGGTTATTCTGACTCACACAATACGAGTACGAATACAAAAATTAAAAAGTACGAACTATCTAATTATTTTAGTACTTTCTTGCCACAATCTGAAAAGTCGGCATCAAAACAAATAAGAATCCTACCACCAGCAGAAGGTAAAAATGTATTTTGGGATATCCTTTGGGGACACAAAGCCCAAGTAGATGGTGCTTGGAAGACGTTTCCTTGTCTTAAACATGAAGAGAACACTAACTGTCCTTTTTGTGATACTAGACAAGCTCTATTAGCTACTGGAAAAGAATCTGATAAAGAGTTAGCTAAGAAGTATTCACCTAGAAAAATGTATATACTTAAAGTTATTGAAAGAGGTAAAGAGGATGAAGGTGTTAAATTCTGGAGATTTAATCACGCTTACGATAAGGGTGGTACTCTTGATAAGATAATGGGTGCAGTAGCTGCGGTAAAACATGATATTACCGACCCAAAAACTGGTAGAGATTTAATTATAAATATAGCAAGAAATCAGTTTAACGTACCAGTTGTACAATCCGTAACTTACCCCTTAGAGTCAACCCCATTAAGTAGTGATGAAAATGAAGCATCTGTATGGGTTAATGATACTAGAACATGGAGAGATGTTTACAGTATCAGAAATTATGATTACTTAAAGATTGTTGTTAGAAACGAAACTCCCGTTTGGAGTAAAGAACAAGAAAAATTCGTATCTAAAGAAAGTCTTGAAAAATCAAACTCAGTACCTTCTTCTAATGAAGAAGATGATGATTCTGAATTAACAATGGGAACACCTTTAAATCAATCAGCCCCAATTAAAACGGTTGAGGTACCAGCTTCAATAGCTGAAGAAGACGACGAGGATGATGATTTACCATTCTAATTGAAATATAAATAAAAATGGGTAAGATACTTACCCATTTTTTTACTCACAATAATAATATTAAAAATAAAAAGTTATGTCATCTAAACCACCAAAAAAACCAATAGGTAAAAAAAGCTTTGACTTAGGTAAATTCAAAAAAAATAACGGAATGGATATCGTTGTTAAAGAAAAAGAACTAACATGGGTTCCATTATCAGACGCATTTCATGAAGCATTAAAAATTCCAGGATTAGCAAGAGGTTATTTTACTTCATTTAGAGGTTATAGTAACACAGGTAAATCAACTGCAATATATGAAGCAGTTGCTGGAGCACAAAAAGTAGGTGATTTACCAGTTATAATGGAGACAGAAGGTAACTGGTCATGGGAACACGCTAGAAATATAGGTGTTCAATTTGAAGAAGTTGTTGACGAAGCCACTGGTGAGGTTATTGATTATGAAGGTGACTTTATATTCATGAACGGGGATGACCTTATGAAAAGATATCAAACCGTTGATTATTCAAACGGAAAGGTTGGTACTAAGTTACTTAGGTTTGAACCAATTATTGAAGATATAGCTAGATTTATGACTGAATTACTAGACTCTCAAGAAGAAGGTGATTTAGACAGAGATTTATGTTTTCTTTGGGATTCAGTTGGGTCACTTAATGGATTTCAATCAGTTATGTCTAAATCAAGTAATAACCAATGGAATGCAGGGTCTATGGAGACAGCGTTTAAATCACTTGTAAACCACAGATTACCATCATCTAGAAGAATGGGTAAGAAATACACAAATACGTTTGCTGTGGTACAAAAGATTTGGTTAGATAACATGAATACAGTTATCAAACACAAGGGTGGTGAAGCATTCTTTTACTCACCAAGAGTAATTGTACACTTCGGTGGTATACTTACACACTCAACCGTAAAGTTATCAGCAACTTCTGGTGGTGAAAAATACCAATTCGGTATCGAAACCAAAGTTAGATGTGAAAAGAATCAAGTTAACGGTGTTGAAGAACACGGAAAGCTTGCGTCAACACCACATGGTTACTGGAACCCAAGTAAGATTGAAAATTACAAAAAAGAACATAAGGATTATATCCTAGCTAGACTTAATAGTGAAGCATCTGATTTTGTAATTGATAGAGAAGAAGTTATAGAAGAAGCTGATACATCAGCAAGTAATTAATAGATTTTTTAACCCTTTTAATAGGTTTTAATGGGAAGAATACCACCAAAAAATGGTTCATCTAAAAAGATTAAAATAAGTACATTAGTAGTAGATGGGAACGCTCTTTTTAAGAGAGGGTTCTCCGCTACTAAAGATGTGTACAATGATAAGGGCGAACCAATCGGTGGTGTTTATCAATTCCTTCTTGTTTTAAGAAGGATTATAGAAGAGAACTTATACCATAAGGTATTTGTATTTTGGGATGGTAAATTCTCTGGTAAAATGAGATGGGAAATCTATAAAGACTACAAAGGTAACCGAGATAAAGATTACGAAAACGGAACTGAACCAGAAGACCAAAACGAAATTTTACAAAGACAAATAGTTTTTAATTATCTAGAAGAATTATATATTCGCCAATTATTTGATGAAAAGGTTGAAGCGGATGATTTTATTGCGTATTATTGTAATACCAAACTAGATACTGAAAAAATTACAGTAGTTACAAGTGATAGAGACTTGTGTCAATTGGTACACGAAAACGTTAGAATGTATATGATTGACCTTAAAGACTATGTTTACGTAAATAACTTTAAAAAAAGGTTTGGATACCACTATGAAAATGTAGCTGTAATAAAAATTCTTTGTGGTGACAATAGTGACAATATTAAGGGTGTTAAAAGACTAGGTGAAGAAACACTTTTTAACTTTATGCCTGAGTTAAAAGAAAGAAAAGTAACCTTAGATGAGGTTTTAAATAGAGCTAAAGAACTTCAGGATAATCGTGTAGAAAATAAAAAATCTAGATTAAAGGTTTTAGATAATATAATCAACGGAATTACTGATGGAGTTCAAGGTGACCAATTATATACTATTAATCATAAACTAGTAGACCTTACATCACCCTTAATACATAAACAAGCATTGAATGAGGTTAACGATTTAATCACATCACCATTAAGTGACGATAGGTCTATTAAGAGCGTTTATAGAATGTTAAAAGAAGATGGGCTAGATAAAATGTTAGGGCAATATAGATACGAAAACTTCTTATTACCTTTTAAGAAATTAATGGAAAGAGAAAAAAAACGAAATATTATAAATTAAAATTAAAAATTATGAAAAGTAGAAACCCGTGGGACAATTTTAGATTTGAATTCGCATTATACATTAATGAAGAAGTTAAAAAAAATGAAAAAGCAAAGAAACCAATTATTTGTCAAAGAATGTTTGACGTTAAAGGTTATAATAGAGATGTAATTAACTCTGTGGAAATAAAGGAGTTAATAGACGAACTAACTGGTATTCATACCCCAACTATGGGTATTATTCCAAAATTTTTAAAAAATATATCTAAAAAATACACTTGGTCAAGTTATAACCCATACAGAGTTGTACCAATAGATGACGAATCAAAAAATATATTTGAGAATGAAGATATTTTTACTTTTGAAATTAAGGTAGACAAAAAGGTGGTAGCTAAAAGCTCTTTCTCTGGAAATTGGTTTCAAAAAGACGTTAGATATGAAGTAAATATTAGAGAAATTATACCAAATATTATTGGTGAAATTTCGGAATACTTTAGTAGAGAGAACTATACAACATTATACGGTGAGTACGACATAAAAAAATGATTAGCACCTT